TATAATTGTCCTTGCCTATTATGCTTACCGTCCATTTATCCTTTAGTTCTTTGCCTAAATTGATTAGATCAGTAGTAGTCCCTGCAACTTTGCCCTGATACACTTTATCGTCTTTTTCTTCGGCAGGCCAATACGCTATAACAGATATTGTATCTGAATTTGGATCGTGGAAAACCTCTATTCGTCCATTGCCTTTAAGATACATTTGCACATTATCCTTTACGGGGACGGAAGCGGTAGTGTTTTTGTATGCTTTAAAATCGCTATCTAATTCCTCGTAGTCGGCTTTTAATTCGTTATATTTGGATTCCAGGTCCTCATAATCTTGTTTAGAAACACATCCGGTTAACATCAACAGAACTAACAATATCGCTATTTTTTTCATTCGTTACACTCCTTTCCTTGTCTTGCAGGACACGACATAATCAGTTTTAATAATTCCTGATGTTGGCTGTCTTTTATAAATACCGCTTCAAGTAATTGATCCATACGCTTGTCTTTGAGTTCTATCTGATGTGTAAGAAATGCTATATCTTTCTCATGCTTCTCACGTTCCTTGTCTAAACGTTCGTGATATTTCACCTTTTCTTTGGCAAGGGCAGCTTCTAACTCTTCGATACGCTGAATCTTGTATCGCAGAAGAACTTTCATGGCCTGCGTGTCCATATCATCGTCCTCTTCGATAGTCTCTATATCGAGTAGTGCGGTAGCCACGGGCTTTATAGTGTATTCATAGTCAAAGGATTTACTGTCTAAATCGTCATTAAAGATGGACGAGAGCGTGGACTTTGCAAGGCGGTCGCCATTCTTTTCCATAAGAGCCAAAATGTCATTATATGACAGCCCTTTTTCTTGACGGACTTCACGCAATTTCATAATCAATTCTTTAGTATTTGTCATGTGTTCACCATCCTTTCTCTAAAACGAATAACTTTTTCGTTGATATGAACTTCACAAGACCGCTTTCCTTTGTTACGCTTAATAAAACGAAAGGAGAACCGTTATGGACTTATTAGACCTCGTTGTAAAATACATAAATTCAAGTGAAGAAGTTAAGAGTCAGATTGAGATAATTTTACAAGATTCTCAACCATCTTCTGATTGTCAGGAGTCATCTTCACAAAACGCTCAATAAAATTGTATGCTTCTTCTAATTGATTGGGCTTGACACCGCACTCTATCAATACTTCATCAAAAGGACGTTTCAACATGATGTCAATGGTTCGAGCCTGGTTTGCTATTTGTTCTCTCTGTCCGGCAGAAGTATTCGGATAATCAGGAGAAGGGTCTTCTACCCATCCCATAAGATAGGCAGGACTTGTTTCAAGAGCGACAGCAATCTTTGCTATACGAGTGGTTGTTAAATCTTCGCGATCTTTTTCTACAGTACAGATAGAAGCACGACTTGAATTACCTAACTTGTGCGCAAGTTCTTCTTGGGTTAATCCTAATTGTTGTCGTCTTTGTTTAATACGTTGTCCTATAGTCATAATTTATATCCCCCATAACGGTTGTAAAGGTATAATAAAACTTTTTTCATAAATTGTCAATTTATAGGTTGACAAGACAAACTTCTTGTGTTAAAGTATGAAATGTTAGCGGATAGCATAACACAAATAATTGTGGAAAGGGGGAAAAAAGAGTGTTAAAAACACAAAATGTAGACACAGAGTTATTGGATGAATACATATCTAACAGCGGATTGCGTATAGCTTATATCTGTGAACAACTCGGCATATCTCGCCAGGCTTTCGATAAAAAGCGCAAAGGAACAAATGCTTTTAGACAATCAGAGGTCTATGTACTCTGCGATCTTCTGCGTATTAAAGATGCTTCCGAAAAAACAAAAATTTTTTACCCATGATGTTAGCGTATAACATAACAGAACCGGAAGGAAAAAGATGGAAACTGAAAATATCATTCAAAAACTTAAAGAATCACCCGTTCGCATGAGTATGTATACATTTCTGTTCGGGATAGCAAATGTAGCAGACCCCAAAATCAAAGACGTTTTTGTGGAAGCTTATGCCAAGACATTTATATCCGAGTTATACGGGACGGAATCGGTTGAGTTCAGAGCGGAAGCGGTCAAAGAAATAAAAGCCTTTATCGCTCGTGAAATCAAAAAGCGAATGGAAGAAGAACAAAAATAAAGCACCTTTGGTTGCCGCCAAAGATGCCTCAAATGAAAAAGTTGTTGGAAAAACTTATCATCGTTACTCCTTTAGGGTAACAGAAAGGACTAAATATGTCAAATCGAATAGAGATTAAATGCGATGGCGAAGTTATCAGATGGTTTCCCAAAGAGGGATACGGATTCATTAGGACGGGCTTCGGCAATATCTATACACACGTTTCATGTCTCGCAGATAGAAAAGAGTTGATCGTAGGTCAGAAAGTGACTTGCAAGGTAGGGATGTCCGAAAGAGGACAGATAGCAAGGGATGTGATAGTCCATGCCTAAAGTCTATCTGACAACAGAAGAAAGGGAGTGCAACAGATTTTCAGATTACGTTCGCAGGGAGTTAAGAAATCAGAAAAAGACACACTCGGATTTAGCGTCTGAACTTCATCTTACGCAATCTACCGTAACACAAAAGATAAACGGGAAAATCGTTTGGACTCTTCCAGAAATGATAACGACACTCATGTTTTTAGGTGAGGAATACACCATAGGGGGATGAAATGAATAAGAGAGAAATGTGGATGGCGCAAGGATTATGTCCGTACTGCGGATGTGAAAAACCCGAAGAAAGATATTGCTGCCAGGATTGCTCAAAAATCAAAGCAAATCAGGCAAGAGAACGTAGGTACATAAGAAAACCCAAACCCTCAACTATAGATGATATCTGCATCAAGGCAAAGGAAAAGGGTTTGTCATACGGGAAATATTTAGCGAGGTATGGAGAATGAGTGATTACGAGAGGGGATATTACTACAGCTTATATAAGAAAAGAGTACATGACGATCAGATGCTCTCACAGAAAATACTCGGTGTAGTGATTTCTGCAATAGGTATAGCAATGCAGATAATGGTCGGGATATTCGAATTTGCAATAGCAAGTTCATACATAGTAGCGGTTGGCCTTTATCTGATAGTCACAAAGAAAAACTATGTAAAGGAGTGAATATATGTCAGCAACACTTTATGAGTTAACAGAAACATTCAAAGAGATTCAGGCAATGGCGCAGGATGATAACGCAGACGAGCAGGCATTTTTAGACACGTTGGACTCTATTAATTGGCAGGAAGACTTCGAAGAGAAATGCGACAACTACGTTATGGTTATCCGCAACACGGAAGTAGCGATAGGTGCTGATGATGGTCAGATAGCCGCTATCGAAAAGGTTCTGGAAGAAGTCAAGAAAAGTAAGCAGGCAAAAGAAAACAAGATCAAGAGAATGAAAGAAAGTCTCTGTAAAGCGATGATAGCGGTTGACCGGACAAAGTTTAAGTCATCACGGTTCAGCTATTGGACACAGAAGACATCCGAGGTTGTCATTACGGATGAGGCAAATATCCCGTTTGAGTTTATGACCGTTCCGAAGCCAACGATCAGCAAGACAAAGATAAAGGATGCTTTAAAGAATGGCGAACAGTTATCGTTCGCGCACATCGAAGAACACGAAACAGCAAGGTTTAAGTAAAGGAGAGAATAATGGCAGAGAAAGCAATGAATATTTTTCAGAGAATGAGTGCGGCTACCGCAGAGATAAGCAGGGTCGCAAAGAACCTCGAAGTTGGGTTTGGCAAGTCGTCATACAAGGCTGTGGGCGAAGCTGATGTGTTAGCTGCCGTAAAGCCCGTAGAAGAGAAGTATGGCATATACTCATATCCCGTTTCAAGAGAAATCATGGAAAGCGGAGTTTTAGAGAATGTATCCGAGTATAACGGGCAGACCACCACAAAGAAACAGTTTCAGATGCGTGTTTCTACCGTCTATCGCTTTGTGAATGTTGATAAACCCGAAGAGTACATAGACATCACTACTTATGGCGATGGCGTGGACTCGCAGGACAAGGCTCCTGGTAAAGCCATGACATACGCAGATAAGTACGCACTCCTGAAAGCCTACAAGATTATGACGGGTGACGATCCCGACCAGAACATGAGCGGTGAGTTAAAGGGATATAACAAGAAGCCTGCCACAAAGAGCGTCATCGAGTCAGAGGTCATATCTGACAAAGAAAAAGAATATCTGAAATCCATGTGTGAGAAGGCGGGAGTATCACCCGAAGATTTCTTCCATGGAAAACTCGACAGCTTCAAAGTGAAACACTACACAGATGCAGTAACAGCATTGCAGGGAATGATAGAGAGTAAAGGAAAATGACCGGAACAGCCAAAGAACTCGTTTTCATGTTAGCCAAGATCGCAGACGTAGATGATAAAGTCTATGACCTTGTTGAGCATAAAGAAAAGCGGAGTTTGAACAGTAATGCTTATTATTGGACTCTTATAGGCAAGGTTGCTGACAAACTCCGCATATCCAAGAGTCGCTTACATAACGATATGCTCCGACATTACGGTCAAAGAATGTTGGTAGATGATAAACCCGTAATTGTATATATTCCCGACACCGAAGAAAGCGAAAGTACGGCGATGGAAAGCGATACGGTTCATCTTAAACAGACATCTGCGGTGTTGGAAGGCAATGACGGAATTACATACAGAGCGTGGGTAATGATGCGGGGAAGTAGTGATTATAACTCGGCGGAAATGGCGATTTTGATTTCAGGAATAGTGCAAGAAGCCAAGCAACTCGGCATTGAAACCCTAACTGAAAAAGAACTTGAAGAAATGCGGCTGTTGGAAAAACAAGCAGAGGAACGTAAAAATGGCGGGAAAATATGTTGATGAAACCGGAAATAGATATGGAAAGTTAGTAGCCATAAGAAAAACGGGAAGCAAGAATGGCGCAGTATGGTTATTTCAATGTGATTGTGGAAACACTATTGAGAAAAGAATCGCGTATGTGAGATACGGTTCTACTCGCTCTTGTGGCTGCGGAATGGGAACTAAAGGCAAAGTATATCACAAAGATTTGACGGGGAAAAAGTTTGGCAGATTGATGGTAACAGAGTTTCTTGGAAAGGACAAGGATTGCCATTATCGCTATAGAGTTAAATGCAGTTGTGGCACAGAGTTTATTGAACTGGGTTACTTTCTAACATCTGGAAGAATAACGATGTGCCAAAGATGCGCAAACTCAACCCATCGTATGTCTAAAACAAAACTATATAGAAAATGGATGGGAATGAAAATGCGTTGCCTAAACAAGAATAGTCCTGCTTATAAAGATTATGGTGGGCGTGGAATAACAATATGCGAGGAATGGCTCGATCCCGTTAAATTCTTTGATTGGGCTTATGAACACGGTTACAACGAAAATCAAGATGGATGGGAATGTTCGATTGATCGTAAAGATGTCAATAAAGGTTATTTCCCTGATAATTGCCGCTTTGTAAACAAAAAAGTTCAGATGCGTAATCAAAGAAGAACACGATATGTGGAATATGAGGGAATGAAATTATCCATAGCCGAAGCTGCAGAAGTCACGGGAATTTCATATTGTGCAATTCAGCATAGGTTGAATAGTGGGTGGAATGACTATGATGCTACCCATATCCAAAATGCAAAAGGAAAGAACGGATATACAGCACAGTATTTCAATCAGAAAAGACTTCAAGAGGAAAAAGAAAATGCACAAAAGGACTAAAGCACTACAGATACCAAAGAAAGTTAAAGATGCAGTATATGAACGTGATAACGGACTATGTATCTTTTGCCATCATCCAGGCGATCCCGTTGCTCATTTTGTTGCTCGGAGTCAAGGTGGCCTTGGCATAGAAGAGAACGTCATAACAGCTTGTTCGTTTTGCCATCGCCTTATGGACTCAACTACTGTGAGAGAACGAATGAAAACCATAGCGCGTAAGTATCTGAAAAGCAAATACCCCGATTGGAAAGAAGAGGATATGTATTACAAGAAATGGTAAAACGTCTTTTCTACTCGATTGTCCACGGAAAACTTTGTCCTTGGTGCGGCCGGAAATGGATGTGGACAAGGGCGAGACGGTCAATAGTGAAAAAGCACGATGAGTTTGAACTTTCCTGTAAGTGCGGAAAGCATTGGAGAGTAATACCAAAGGAAGAGGGTTTTGAGTATGTAGAACTATGAAAGGGGGTGCTTATGACAAGATCACCACCCAAATAATCTGTCTGCCATGGACGGACGAATGAAACGGATATTTCACGGGATTCTCCCCGTTCGCCATGGGGCGGGGAGATTATAAGGAGAATAAATGGCAGTAAACAGCAGAAGCAAAGGTAAACGTGGGGAATTGGAAGCCGCAGGGAAATTTAGAGATTACGGGTACGACACACACAGAACGGCACAGCATTGTGGTATGACCGGAGTAGCTGACATAGAAGGCGTTCCCTATATCCACCTGGAAGTCAAAAGAAGAGAAAATCTTAATCTGTACGATGCAATATCACAGGCCGTAAGGGATCACCGCGAAGGGGAATTACCTACGGTTATGTGGCGAAAGAACGATTCTGAATGGCTGATGGTTATGAGATTTGATGATTGGATGAAACTCTATCAGGCATACGAAATGAGCGAGAACGAGACGAAAGAGGTGAGGGAAGCAGATGGCTGAAAAAAGAATGTTCACCAAAAAGATAACGGATAGTGATGCTTTTCTAAATATGCCGTTATCCGCACAAGCCTTATATTTTCACTTGAATATGGCAGCAGATGATGAAGGGTTTGTTAATAATCCGCAGAAGATACAGCGAGTGATAGGAGCGGCTTCTGACGATTTAAAGCTGCTCATAGCAAAAAACTTCATAATCACTTTCGAAAGCGGAATCATCGTAATTAAGCATTGGCGGATGCACAACTACATTGCAAAGGATCGTTTCCATGAAACAGACTACACGGAAGAACGCTCAATGTTAGAAGTCAAGAAAAATGGGGCTTACACCACTTCTGTATACAAGCCGTATACAGAATGTATACAGGTTGATGACAGAGATAAGAATAGTATAGATAAGAAAAGTATAGATAAGGATAGTGAAGATAAACCCACCCGTCACAAACATGGAGAGTATGGACACGTTCTCCTAACAGACGATCAGTACACGAAGCTTTGTAATGACTACGGAAAGGATGCAACGGAGAAAGCAATTACAAAGGTCGATGAATATTGTCAGCAGTATGGGAAGTCATATAAGGATTATAACCTTACCCTTCGGAAGTGGGGATATGACGGGATAACGAACAATAATAGGCAGAAGACCAATATAGACGATTTATAGGAGATGCCGGATGAACAGAGATCAGACTAAAGAGATTTTAAAGATATTGCAGCAAGCATTTCCACGTTTCGAGATAGTAAACAACAGCTTTGGGGTAGACGTATGGCATAAAAGCCTTGAAGACTTGGAATACGAAAAAGCGGAGAAAGCAACATATAACTGCATAAGAATTAGTGAGTTCCCGCCCTCTATAGCGGAGATACGAAAAGCATACGAGGAAATAGTAATCGTAGAGAAGAAAGAATACGGAGAAATCAACCGTTTCTACGAACAGGCAAGGGCGTATTACCCTGGCGCGGGAGAACTTGGATATGGGAAGAGGGAGTTTTTCGATAAAGCAAAGACACCAGAGCAGGCAGAGAAGCTTTGCAACGCGATAATCCGTTACGTGAATCATTGCACAGATGTAACGATGGATTTCAAAGCGTGTATAAGCACGATAACACCCCCGTAGACGAACG